CGTGATATAGCCTGTACCTGTTTGGTCTAGGACAACTGCACCAGTGCCAATTGCTGCACTACCTGCTGAAAGAGTTGGTAAAAGGTTTGCACTTGTTAAACCAATATATGAACTACTTAGTGTTGCTAGATTTGTATTTCCTATGCCATAACCCAAACCAATGTTTGAAAATGTAATAGTTGGTGCAACTCTCATCTGTGTAACAAAAGGTTGCGAGCATTGTGCTTGGGTTGTTGAAATAAAGAAACCACTAGCCATCGTTGCATATTGTCGTGAAGGTTGTATCTGCTGGTAGTACCTCTGACAAGCGGCTAACTCCCCCTGAAGTGTTCCAGTAGCAGTTGTGAATGGTGTTGGAACACCCCCTGCTTCAATTTGGATTCCAGTTATGTAAACAGCATCATCCGCGCCTGCAGTTCCTGTTGGAGTGTAAGAGACTGCCAACGCTATTTCTTTTACGCTAGATGAAATTGTTCCACCAAAGGAAACTCTAGCAAAAGAAGTTGTCGGAGAATAACTTGAATCATTAACTGCGGTTCCCAAACCTGTAAAGGAATAAGGGTCACCACCTTGGTCTGTTCCAGTACCAGTCAATAATTGAACTGAAATATTACCACCTGAGTAATTTGCACCTTTTTTTATGTAAAAGGAAACTACAACGGCTTGACCTTGTAATGAGGCTACATTGGCACTTTCAATAATTTGAACTAAGTTCAAACTGTTTGTACCAGTATTGGCATTTGGTCGTTGCAATTTACAAGAATAAGTAAAGCCAGTAGGAGCAGAAGTATCTTGGGAAACTGTTGTTGCACTATTTCCTGAATAAACTTTGAATCTATCTAAAGTGTAAGTATATGAGGCTGCTCCTACGCTAATAGAAGTACCACGCTGTGCTATAGCAAAATTACCGTTAATGATTTTGTTACGCCCTGCAGCCTGATTTCCAGCCCAACCCATACCAGTAGCAGTAGAAGAGTTTGCCACGAGTGTTGTGCCGTCAGCTCCAACTGCAAGGTTGGTGACCGTACCTGATCCAGTAGCAGCCAAGAGATCACCCTTAGCGGTGACTGTGGATGACTGGATCGCGTTAGCAATATTGAATGTACCTGTTGATATGACTGTGGCTATATCGCCCGTTACAAGGGCTGTAAGCCCTGTTACAGAGGTTCCATTGGAAGCTGTGTAGTCAACTCCACGCTCTAGGAGAACGCCGTTGATATAGACCATTTCCTGCCCTGCTGTGTAAGCAAGGGTGGTGGAAAAGTCATCAGTTCCTGTAAGTGTTGTATCGCCAGTAGTCATAGACTTACGCCATTGGGTCATTGTGCCAGCGTTGTTTGTCCACTTAACGCCAGCAGTCTGAGTTGAGTCAGCAACTAAGAATGAGTTATTTGCTCCCACTCCAACTCGAGCCATAGCGCCAGCGCCAGTAGCAGCAAGAATATCACCCTTAGTTGTAGGGATATTGACTAAGTTATTAGCCTCATCAAAATCAATTGCTGTTGGGGATGGGTAAATGATCGCACCGGCAAGGTGGGAAGTGGCTGTAGTTCCATCGTAACCACGGGTAGTAATTGTTACTGTGCTTCCGCTACGGGAAGTAGCAAGCATCTTTTCTTCGCCAGCAAGTCCTGGATCAATAACAAGGGAGAAAACGCCAGTAGGCCAGCCAGTTGTCGCTGTCAGGGTAAGGCTGGTGGAAGAGCTTGTAATGTTCGATGTGATTGTTGTAGGGGCTGCAGCACCCTGATATTCACGACGACCCATTTATTAACCTACTATCTCTCTAAGTTGGGCAAAAAATACGCCTCTGACTTTGCCATAAATATCTACCGCATCGGGCAACCATTGGTAATCATACATGATTACCTGATAAACATTGTCAGCTACCTGTAAGGAAACAATGTTTTGATTCTGATGCAAGCCAAAAAGGAACTGAAGTTCGGCATCTGAATCCTGCGCCCAGTCTTTATCCCCAAGGGTTACGGTTGGGTAGATCAAAAGAGGTACATTCCATTGAGCGCTTCTAACTGGCTTTGGATATGCGCGTAAAATCCAACGGGTAAGAATTGGGCTATGGGTTCCATCTGAAATTAACTTAATAACAATTTGGAAGTTTTCACCAGCTAGTTGTCCTGCAGAAAATGAATAAGGACCCGATACGCTTCCTGGGACATCAGAAGTTCCAATGATATTGGCATCTGAGGCAACAATATAAGAATCGTTTTTATCAGCAACAATTCCTACTTCAATACTTCCCTGCAATGGCTCATGCTTAATATCAACAAACATGGCAATTTTGGGATCTGAAATTCCATAGGCAATAACGCCACTAATAAAAGTACCATCAGGAACTGGAACGCTTGCTTCACCAACTAGACCAAATCCATCAACAGTAAAGTAACGCTTATTGTTAAAGGTAATAACAGATCGAACTGTACCTAATACACCAATTCTTTTACCAGCAGAAGTATCAAAAGACATAAGATCTGCTGCATAAGCAGGAACAAGGTTAGAAGTAAATGTGGTGAGATCCATTCGACCCAAGCCACTTGTATAAGCGTTGTAATTAGATTCTCCATACCAAACAAAATGATCTTGGGCTTCAAAACAATAAACGGGAGAATCTGTTGGGATAATTCCACCAATAGTCAAAGAGCCATCTGTATTGACCGAACAGAACCGAACACCCTTATCAGAGCCAATCATTATGTAGCCAAGATAAGCAGAAATAGAACGAACAATTTCCCCATCAGGAAGTTCTGCTGCAACCGTAGGTACAGCAAGAGCTGTGCCATCAGGAAGGACTGCCGTACGGTAAATAAGCGACTTATCGCCAGCGTATCCTGCTGCATAAATTTGAGACTGCCCACCACAAATATCTACCCATGTGAAGTTGCGGGAAGAAAGATCAAGAAGAGCTGAAGGGAAAGCCCCAGTAGTTGTTATATTATAAAGTTTTCCACCGCCAGCAACCATAAGGCGTGACTTTGTGAAGCGAACAAGACTTGCTGTACCAGTAGCAAAACTACTAACTGTAGCTCCACCAATGGTTCCTGAGTAAATACCATTGCTACCATGGGCTGTGTAAATCGTATTGCCATCGGTATCAATAGATACAGGGCTACCAGTTGCACCCGTGGCAGTAAGCCATGTTGCTAAGGCTCCTGAAGAATACTTAATAGCGCTTCCATCAAGAAGGTAAATATAACTACCTGCTGTAACGCATTGAAGCCCAGTATTGCTGCTTGCATAAACTTTAGTTGTGTCGTTTAGAAGTTTTAATTGCCATGGAGTCCAAGGGTCAATTCCAAGTCCATCGTGGTAACGACGGATTTCTGAAGTTGATCGGTCAAGGTAAGTCTGACCTTCTCCATATAGCCAAGTATCTTGTGATCTACGCCAAAATTGCTCAGGGGAAATTGATTGCTCACCTGGAACATTTGAGTTATCTGCTTGCTGACGAAGCAAAGGAAGAGACTCGCGCTTAAACTTTGCGCCCCATACACCAATAGAATCTTTATCCCATTGAACGCCGTAATAGTGTCCACCCAAACCAACGGGAAATGGGTATGGAACTAAATCTGAAGAAGAAGTACCGGCAAATAAAGCGGGAGATGGATCATATAAGGGGGTATCAAATGCCTCTAGATCAGCCATTGTTACGCCTTAAAGTTTGGGTAGAGTGCTTCTAATCTTGCAGCTTCTGCTGTAATGCGGTTAGCGCGGAGTTGTTGCAATCCACGGGCAGATTGTAGAACTGCTCCTGGTGGGGTTTCACCAGCGCGACGGGTATCTCCCTGACCTTCTGTAAAGTTACGCTTGATTTCCCGACCTTCCATCAAACGAATTGCAGCTCCTAATGGCGGCAAGTCGTAAGCAGATGCAAGCAAGCCAGTAGAAGATACATTGGCAAGGTAGGTAGTAGGCATTACAAAATTAGAACGGTAAACAACACGAACATTGTAACCAGGGTAAGCAGGTTCAAACATCTGTAATGAAAGCCCTGATGGGAACTGTGATGAGTTGGCGTTACGGTTCAAGCGCCATCCTGTTGTATGGATGCGTGGGTTATCAAGTTGTGGTCCAGGAGTTAGGTACTTGACTTCATAGATAGACTGAAGGTTGTCACCAATAGAACCAAGGTCATAACCATTAAGTGTTGCATTGTAAGTAAGATCAACTGTTTGGATTCCATATAAGCCATTAGCAGGAGATGATAGATCTCCAAGATCATTTCCTAGTTGTTTCCAAATTTCATCACCAGTAAAACGGGGTGATACTCGAACAAGGGTTCCTGCTGGAACGCTAAGATCAGTAGAAGAATCTTCTCCTGCTTGAACTGTTGCTACCTGACCGTTTACTGACCACACATAAAATGTATTTGTACCAATAGAAAGGCGAGCGCCTGCACGAATACCAGCCATGTCATACTGAAAAGTAAGAACACCACTACCTGCTGTGTAATCTTGAGCAAGTTTGTTTCTGTTCTCAGCATAACCACTCATTAAGTATGAACGAGTTTGGGAGATCCAGTCTTGTCCTGTTGTCATAGATTTACCGGTTTCGTATCGGGGGCATACACACTCTTGCCTGTAATGGATTCAATAGCATTAACAGCAGTTTCAATTTTCTTTGCTTGACCAGGAAGAACCTGACCTGATTCAACTTCGAAACGAGTTTCTGCCTTTGCTTCAATATGAGCTGAGCCATCAATAGTCTTAGGTTGTAATCCTTGCTGGCGCATACGCTTATATGCTGGCATATCTTTTTCCCAACGCTTCTCACGGGCTTCGACTGCCTGAGATCCTGGGTGACGAGTAGGCATTGTGCCAACGCCAAAACCAATGGAGCGAACTGCATCTATTGAAAAGTTACCTTCATCAATTGGAAGAGAAGCATCACAAAGTTTGCAAACATAAGTTTTTTCAACACTACCGTCTTTTTGTGTCACAAAACTCATTTTGCGGTTTGTGTGGCTACAAGTCATTACGCTCCCTTTCTCACCCGACAATGTTAGCACCGTAACCTGCTTCAGTAAGGATGCGCTTTTCATCATCGTTAATCGTGTAAATACGCCCACCATAATAAACTTTTTTAACACCAGGGGTCACACTAATTTTGTTTCCATCAGCATCTGTAACTGTGCGCTCAAGCCACAAAGGGGGTTGAATTTCGGTGACTTCGTTAAAAGTATTAATCCACACATTAATGCCGCGTGGGATAGACGGCTTGAAATACGCAAAAGGGCGTTGCTGTTCTTTAGGGACATTAGGAGTAACGACGGGAACAAGAACGCGTGAAGGTGGTTCAAAAGTTGCCATTGTTACTCCTAACGATAAAGCGGGGGATGAGGCGAGAAAGGTATAAGCGCCTCACCCCCCTAACTTAATTACTGACCGATTGAAGAACCTGATTCAATGCGGTACAAAGCAGCTTGACGGAATACAGCGTATCCGACAAAGTGCTTCCAACCAATACCTGTGAAACGACGCAATGTATCGATAACAGGTACATCAACGATCTGAGCTTGCTCGCCATAACCGCCACCGGTTGAAAACGCCTTAGCAAGTGCTTGGCGACCCATTACGAGAGTTCCATAAACGTCAACAGCAGAAACAACAAGTGTCAATGATGTTCCAGCATTTACGTTAGAAAGACCAAGAACCGAAACTGTAAGAGTTGTGGTTGATGGAACGGTTGCAACTGTGAACTGAGCGTTAAAGCCAAGTTGTGAAGTTGAACCTGTACCTGATGTTGCTGTAGCACCTGAGATGGTGAGTGTGTCACCAACTGCAAGACCATGAGCAGCAGAGGTTGTCAATGTTGCGACGTTAGAAGCAACAGCAATCGTTGAGATTGTGTATGAGTTTGTTCCACCGTCAGAGAAGAATGGTGCGCGTGGTGTTTCCATGAACTGAACGCCCTGGAAGTTACCAATTACGCCATTGTAGATACCTGATGGATCAGAGTAAACGTGTGGGTCAGACCAGTTAGTTCCACCTGTTGCGCCACGAAAATCGTATGAAACGTCAGGGTGAATTAGACCCTTGTACATACCATTGAATGTAGCAACGTTGTTCTTACGAAGTGAAGCAACAGCCTTACGGACATCGCTACCTGTAAGTGTGTTTGTCTTTGCAAGACCAGCACGAGTTGTTCCTGATGTGTATGCAACGTTTGTTCCTGCGCCAGCAGCGGTACGAGCGATAGCATCTGTTGAGATACCAGCGTTCCAGCCAACTACGTTTGCAGC